CCCCACCCCAACTTACATTGTTTGTAGAATTTCTTTTCGAAATTCTCTGTGTTGGGGCCCCTGACTAGAATTGAAAAGTAATACACATCAGTAACATTTCTATTTTCATTTATGATATTATCTAATTATTAATTTATAATATAAAGGAGTATGCAATTAAAATGAACAAAGTCCACAAACCTTTATATTTTTATTTAATGCTATTCTTCTCTACAACTATCATAGGTGCTCTTTTATTGTATTTACCTTTCACTGGTAAAAAGCCAATATCATTTTTAGATGCCCTATTTATAGCTTCAAGTGCATTTACAGTTACTGGCTTGTCCCCAGTTGATATAGGATCACAGTTTAATATACTTGGTGAAATAGTAATACTATTATTAATTCAAATAGGTGGTCTGGGTATCGTGACCGTAACCCTATTGACACTAGTATTTTTAAATAGAAAGATATCAATGAAAAATAGATTCTTGATTATGGTTACATGGAATATTGACGAACCTGGTGGTGTTATTAAGCTAATTAAACACTTGGCTATTTATAGTTTAGTCACTGAATTAATTGGTATGATTTGTTTGTGTTTATCTTTTATACCAAAATTTGGTATAGGCAAAGGATTATTTTTAAGCTTATTCACATCAGTATCAGCTTTTAATAATGCTGGATTTGCCCTTTTTAAGAATAACTTAATAGATTATTCTAATGATCCAATTGTCATTATCACAATCTCAATACTCATAATATTTGGAGGTATTGGACATTTTGTCGTAATAGACTTTATTAATTGTAAAAAATTGAGTAAATTATCTTTACATTCTAAATTAGTCTTAACTACAACTAGTATCCTAATAATTATAGGAGCTATTACATTCTTTTTATTAGAACAGTTTAATACTATGCAAAATATGGGACTAGTTGAAAAAATCGGAAATTCTTTTTTCCAATCAGTAACAACACGAACAGCGGGTTTTAACAGTATTGATATAGCAAGCATTAACAAATCTACCGCCTTAATGTTAATGCTACTAATGTTTATTGGTGGTGCCCCTCTCAGTGCAGCTGGAGGAATTAAAATAACTACTTTTGCAGTAGCGTTTATTTTTGTACTAAATTATATACGTAAAGAAAATAATGTTTTCGTATTCAATAAAGAAATATCTAACAAACATATAAAACTATCTATTGTTACCATTAATATCTCATTTCTATTTATCAGTATCATTACTTTTATATTATCGATAATTAATCCGAACATATCATTAATCAAGTTATTATTCGAAGTGGTTTCTGCATTTGGAACAGTCGGGTTAAGTATGAACCTTACCACAGAATATCATGGTATTACTAAAATAATTATTATATTCGTTATGCTTTGCGGTAAAGTAGGACTATTAACTTTATTAAGAACATTTATACCACCAAAAAGTCCAAAAAATTACCGCTACACTAAAGGACAAATTTATCTATAAAGTAGCTATCAATCTTTAATAAGAAATGAACTAGTGTTTTAATCTTTTACATTTAAAAAACTACCTAAACAGGTAGTTTTTTATTTATTCTGCATTTATTTTAGGCCCATTAAATGTCTTATCTCTTTAAAAAAGCAAATGCATAAGTACACCTTTAAAAAGATCTACTCAAAACTAAACTATACAATGATTTAAATATTTAAAACTTATTTTTTACTACGTTAACCTCAATTGTTGAAAAGATGAATGGAAATGATAATTTAATAATGTATACTTTTGATTGTTTAAACATGTACATTTTCTAAAATTCTAGAGATAAATACGGATTTTGAAGTTACTACTCTTTCATATTTACAAAACTGAATAATTGTTATGATGAACTTAAACATGAAAATAAGCAAAAGTGAAATAGCTAGACACATGGGTGTTGATAGAAGAGCAGTTGATAAATATTCAAATGTCTTTGACCTTTATTTTATAAATTCTTCCATAAAAATAACCACACTCCTAAATCAATAGGTGGGTGTGGTTTTGTGCCTTATATTTTAAGAATAGCCATCTTCAAATTATTTTCACTTGTATGATCTTTGATTTCTGTAAATCCAAATTTTCTATAAAATTCTCTTAATCTATCAACATCTTCATACTCTATCCAAATATATGAACCGCCAAATATGCTCGCACCTTCTAAAACTTTCTCATATGCTAAAGTTAACAAATCGTTTCCATTTATGGATTTTGTAGCCAATGCTTCTTCAGAATAATTTTTTCCTATTTGAGCAATTAAGTATCCTTGTATGATTAAATTGTCATTTCCACTGTGAGTTTCACCCTTTTGATATAACTTCTTCTTTAACGTGTTTGATATTTTATCTAACATACGTTTTGTAAAAACTAAGGGTTTATTGCTAATTGTAAAATAGCCAACTAGTATTTGTTTGCTTTTGAATTGTGAAAAAACTAAATGAGTTCTAGACAGGTTTTGTCTATCAAATGCTATAGACTTATTTTTCAAAAATAAATCAACATCGTGCGCTGATTCACTTCCTGAAATTGATATTATCTCAAATGAATTTACTATATTTAAAACTGAAGGTATCTTTCGCTTAACCTCTTGCTTATCACCTGTTAACAATTCTGAAAGTGATATTACTTTTACAGTCAATTACTTCGATAGTCCTTCAATAGATTTTCAACCTCACAAGTTGATTTTATTTTAGTCGCTTTTATGTTTGTTTTGTTCACATTACTATTATTTTCGTTAATCTCCATTGCATCTATTAGTTTTTGCGCTGATTTTTTTGTGAATTTATAATCAGTAGTAATACTTATTGTAGCCATACTACTCACTTCCTTATTTTACTTCATTTGACAACCAAGTATACATTGTCTACGTTGTCTTCTTGTTTACAATGTATCATGAAAGCATCTTTTCGACAATAGATTCAATAAATTTCTTTAGTGTATATGATTTTGCACTTAAACCAATTTGATTCTTAGCATAAAAACACCCATGCTGTAACTAGTGTGGGTGTTTTCAAAATGCAGACAGCTTCTTACTACAATACGCAAGTGAGTCCTCTGCAAAGCCGAATTGATTACCGGAAATCTAATTACATTACAACATACTAGAAGAAACTCCTTATATACTCAAAAGGTATACTAAACTTCTCTATATAATCTATATGATTTTAACATTGAAAAAACCCCCATTATGAATCTAAATAACACATCAGCACATAATAAAGACGCCTTCCAAAAGTTTTGGTAACTAATGGAAAACGTCTTAAAAACATATTTTCATACGCTCTAATATTTATTTAGAACGAATCACACTCGTCTATCATGGAATGTTCTAGTTAGTCAAAACTATAAACAGTTTTACATCATTCCTGGCATTAAGTACAGTATAAAATAGATATAAACAGCATGCAAAAAGCCTATTAAATCAACATTAATTATTCTTCGAACATTAAATTTTACCAGTTTTTTTATTTCATTATGACCAAATTATGACCACCAATTATTTCACACATAAATCTCTATAAGTATTTTTGCAATTATCAATATGATTTATCCATGTAATAATTTCTCACTGCAATGTAATACGTCTCTCAGCATCTCATATTATTTAATAGTATTAATACTTTTCATACCTTATTCTTAATTTCAAAATTACGCCCTTATTTGTCCCGAAAAATAAGATTACAAACAAGGTAATATTTAATTTAAATAGTTAGTATCTTCACTCATTTTAAATTAATACTCTTTTAATATATAATTAATTTTTTATATCATGACTATATTTTATAATTTAAGTACATCGAAATTGGAGGTTTTATTTTATGAAAAGAAAAATTACAAAAAAAATCATTTTAACAACAGGACTATTACTAATGGGAGCAACTGCAATACAACTTCCAGAAACCCCTGTAAAAATATCTTCAGAAGCAAAAGCTTATAGTATAGGTCAAGATACAACAGATATAACTGAGTTAACTAAGTACTATACACAATCGCCACAAATTTTCTCATATAAATGGTTAAGACAAAGAGACAGTGGTCATATATATGTAGATTTTACAAACTATTCATGGTTTGGACATATTAAAGTGTGGGGCGCCGAAAGCTGGGGCAATATTAATAAATTAAGAAATAGTTATGTAGACGTTTTTGGAATTCAAGATCAAAACACTGAAAGATACTTTTGGACATATAAAGAGACGTTTACAGGTGGCATAACACCTGCAGCAACATCTGCAAACAAACACTATAAATTAAATGTCTCATTAAAGGATAAAGATGGTAAAGTTATTGGTAACTATCAATTTTACAACGGTAATAAACCAGTCCTTACATTGAAAGAAGTCGACTTTCGTATCCGTCAAACACTAATCAATAATAAAAAATTATATTCTAATAATCATAATACAGGAGAAATCAAAATAACTGGTGCTGAAAACAATCATACAATAGACCTAAGTAAGAGATTACATTCTGACCGAGCAAATGTATATGTAAAAAACCCAGAAAAAGCACATATAGAAGTAACTATTAGTTAAATTTTAATTAAAGCAACCACCCATTAACTTGTATGGGTGGTTTAAATATGCAATCAGCCTCTTACTGCTAAATGCAAGTAACTCCTCTGCATAGCCGGATTGATTACCGGAAATGAAATTACATTGTAGCATAAAAAATAGACAAGCACCGAAGTACCTGCCCATACAATTACTATTATGAAGAAAAGTATTATGAAAAAGTAAATATAGCGTAGCATTTTTTTACTTTTTTGATACTATGAAAGCCCAGTGACATGCGTGGGCTCTCTCAAAATAAAACTGAGGATACATGCATGTATTTAAATAATAACAAAAAACTAGCCCGAAAACTACATATATCAATAAAAATGTTGAACAACGATAACCTACAGCGTGTGTACAACTGACTTATGCTAATACAATCCATATTTTAGCTTCAGCTCTGCCACTCAATTTAGATACGTTTACCGTTTATCATAATCGATTCAGCTTACATTTCACTTTGGAGTATGTTACCTCATCGCTCACCATTGAAATACAGTTTTTTCTCAGTATCTATTATTAACAGGTTACATATACCTTTCCGGTTACTCAATACAATTAAACATTATCAGTATTACTCTAAAAACTCTATAGTTTACCTTGAATCTATAAAGTTAATTGAAGCAAAGTAATTATATTTAATATCTATTTACCATTATACACCTTATTAATTTGCTTATTAAACCGTTTTTGATGGCCTGCACTTAATGTGTTTACTTTTTGTTGTGCTTTAACATGATCATTATAACTATGTGTATCTTTATAGTTATCAACTAACTTTTGAGCTTCCCTCACATGTTCACGTTTAATCACGCGTTTCTCACGTTCAGTTAAATGAGATGAATCAGTTTGACTAAATCCAACCAATGATCCTGATCTATTATATGGTGCAACAGATGTCTCTTCAAATTCCACAAGATTATTGTATGTGTGATTTGATGTTTCTGGTGATTGATGAGTTGTTTTGAAATCATGACTTTCACCATTTAATCCAGCCAATTGTTTTGGTGCATTATAAATAATTTGTTGCTGAGTTTGACGCTCTAGTACTGGCATTGGCACCTGTGTTGTCGTTTCAGTATATGTAGGTGGTGCTATTGGTCTATTTGTTGGCGTAGAAATAAATAGTTGCTTGTCATTTTCGTTGTCATCTTCGTCATCAATTAGAGAAACCACTGGCTTATTAACTTTAGATTTAGCTAAAAACTTTTCTTTGATTTCTTCCATTTCTTTATTATATTTAACTTTTTGTTCTTCTGAAACTTCTCGTATTTCTGCTTTGTGGCTTTGAATTTCCAAGCTTCTTTTGTTTCTTTTAGAAGGATCTGTTTTTGTAGCTTCAATATCAGATTTTAATTTTATTGCCATCTTTTTATTTTCTTCATTATTTTCAACTAACAATGGAATATCTATTGGTCTATTTTCATTAATTTCCTCAAAAAATTCATCAATAATTGATTCTAAATCTTTAACTCTATTATCAAACATCCTTTTATTCTTAGGTGTCATCTCTTCTCTTTCACTAGTTAATAGACCAACTATCATATCCAATTTATTGTATAAGTTGCTTTTAACATCTTTATTACTAAAAAATGCATATCCTAACATTAATATTTTATTTTCTAATTCATTTAACTTAACATTTGCTTGATATTCTTCTTCATTATTATATTTCTTTAATTCTGGGTGCTTTTCCTCTATTTTCTTAGATTCTATTTCAAATTCTTTTTTATTCTTTTGTAATGATTCGTAAATCTTCAAATATCTTTCATGTGTTAATCCTAATAGCTCTGAAGGAACCTCTAGGTTATTTTTAGTGTAATATACTATTTTTCTTTCTTCATCTACAAATTTATTTAGCGCATCTAGTTCAGCAAGAAACTTTTTTTGATACTTTTCACTAATTTCTTTATATTCTATTTCGTCATATCCATCATAGGGACTAATACTAATTGAACCAATTAAATTACCTAAACTAACTTTATATTGTTCTAAATTCCACGAAGTGTTTTTCTTTCCTTTTACTGATAGAGCTTCAGATATATACGGATTCTCCTCGCCCGTCACAATTGCACTTGCATTATCACTATTCCAAAGTTGTGAAGCACACAACGCTCCCAATGTTAAAATTAATACTTTCTTTTTCAATTTTCTTTCCTCCTTAATTTCAACATACCTTTCCCTTATTTTTTATCGCCGAAAAAGAATTATACACCACAAATCAGAAAAGTATTCTTAAATATATTTTAATTAATGATTAAAAAAACTTAATAATTCGTTAATATCATAGACATAGGCACAGGCCAATTTTCCATTTTTCTGGTTATAATTCGCACTATTAGTTTTTTTACTCTAACCCCTTAGATTTACATAAGTAAATTTTAATATAAAAAAACACCCTAATGGGTGTTATTTATTTTTATTAAGTAAAGCTTCATCTATTTGATTATAAATATCTTGAAGTTCGTTTTTTGCAATTGACATTTTTGAATAATTCTTAGACTTTAGTGCCATTTTCGCTTTGAAACCATACATCAATACATTCCTTTTATAATATGGGTCTAAGCTGCTTGTAGCTAATACATTAACATTAAGTTCATCCAGTAAACCTTTTAATTCTTTAGCTAACTTTTGATCATAATATTCATTTGCATCGATTTGTTTATCTGTAGTAGCTTTAGCAGTACCCTCGTGTAAGCCAATTGACGAAACAGCTACACCAATAGCTAGTGTAGTAGTAATAATATGTTTTTTAATTTTCATAATTAATTTCTCCTTTTTGTTTAGCTCATTCTATTATATAGTATCTACTAAAAGGCAGTTATTAACTTATTATTAAAAAAATATTATATAATTTAAAACATAATTAACAACTTATTTCGTTATAAATTCAACTGATATCATGCTTATCTGTAAATAGCTTATGATAACTCTTTTTTAACTTGTTCCAAATGTTTTTCGAACTCTTTTTGATGTAAATCTTGTCGCTCGCTTTGTCGTTCCTGACGTTTTCTACTTTCAATTTTATAAACATCTTCTTTTAAACGTTCAATGACTCGTTCATTTTTAACTTTTCCATTGCTTAACATGTACCTTATAACATCATATTGTTCATTTTTAGAATAGTTTTTAATGATATCTTTAAGTAAATCTAACCTATCCTGAGCCGTTTTCAAATAATATTCAAGCTTATCTTTCTCTTCTATAATATAAATCACTAATTTATCTAGTGGGTATGATACAGACACTAACATATCGTTCTCATTTGTAATCACATGGTTTATGTTCAAATGATATAAGCTTTCTATTTGTGATCTCATTGCTTTAATCTTCCTATTAATGACTTTCGGATTGTAATGCATTAAAAGTTCTACTTCAGTGATTTTATCATTACTTTCAAAATCAGACACCAAATAACCACACCTTTACATATCGAATTTGATATTTATAAATGGCTGAAAAAGGGATAAATCAAGTTATCCCCCTTTCATAAAAGTTTATCCGCGTTGCAAGCGAAGGGCCCCCGCCGGTACCCGTCGAAAAAACATTTTAAGCCGATGGGTAGGGGGCTATAAAATTTTTATTTAACCTTAACGATTCTCAATAACTCTGCCACTATTTTAATATCGAACACGTAATTCAATGCAAATTGGTATACACCTTTTAACGCTTGCTTCTTCTTGTTGTACATAATAGGTTCGTATTTAGCATAAATGGCATGTCCAAAGTCTCCAACAAAGACATCATGCGCATCATCAGTAACCACTACATTAGTCACATTAAATAGGTTACTTAAATCGCCTGCAAGTCCACCTAATCCCATCTGTGCCAACTCTTTGATGAGCTTATCATGATGTTCTGTGTTCATCACAATAGATACATTACGTCTAAACGTTTGTGGTATATCTTTCATCGCTTGCTTGATACCATCATACATTGATGTGTTATTCACTTCTTTAATACCTTGATTATATAATGATAAATCTTGGTTATCTTTATCAATCAAACCACTTGAATTGTTCTTATCTAATAACAATGTTGTTTCATATGCTACGCACTCATTAATAAAGATTTCTTTAAGTAAGTCATCTAATGTTCTATCAGAGCATTGTATCACGCTGTCTGCTACCTCTGTATAGATATGTCCCTCACGTCTATCGAAGTATTTACTACTACCATTAAGTGATAACTCTATTCCGTTGATGGTTAACTTATCCTTAATATATGTTAGCGCTGGTATAGACTCAACGTTTTCATCATCTGTAATGGTAATTATCTCACGTAAAGATTGAGGTAATTCACGATTCACTAATAGTTTTTTGAATACCTCTTTACGTGATGTTGGTAGCTCCTGAATATTAAAGTCTCTTTCGCTATTTACTAATTGTTTTGTCAGGGTGCCTACCCATGTTTGTTTTGATTGATTTGTCGTACTCATATTTATCACTCCTAATAGTTTATTATTGATTTGTTCTGGCGATAGCACTTCTGTTTCAGTAATACTCAATTGCTTCAACCCTTGTTCAATCATACTCACATCTTTACCTATATCCTTTTGATATAGATTGGCGTATCCTTTAATATCCATATCATCAAAGTTAGATAGTTGATACCCAAATTGTTCTTTAAACTCTTTCATAATCTTCATCTCCTAATTTGTTTTTAGTATGAACAACTAAACCATATATACGTTCGTTGTTTTTATCTTCTTCATAGAACGAAATATTATGAAGAAAGTATTTGTCTAATAATTCGTGATACTTATTTAATAGTTCTTGCTTATCTCTATACTTAAACACACGTTTTACAGATTCATTTGTATGATCTAGCACGTCTTGCCTCTCTCCTTTTAATCTGATAGATATACATTTTAATAAGCTCAAAATCAGCACGCTTTTTTGTATAGCGCCTTACAACGCGATTTATATATTTCGTATTCATTAATTGAACGTTCACAGGTATATGTTTGATTATTTGATATGCGATTCTTTTATGATTAATAAATATACACACTCCCATATCTATACTTGATATTTTAAATGCTTATCTGCATGTTTTAATTTACTAAACTAAATGTTACTGGTAGCCAATGATCTATTTTTATATTTTTATTCTTTACGATTGGTAGCTTTAGACCTTTACCATCAATAAGATAGTACATTGGCGGACAAATTTGCATTTCAATTAGCCCGTCGCGTTTTAAATCTGCCACAATATTAAACGCTTCTTCATTCCAACCCACCCAAAATATAATATTCTTATGGTTGCCACTGGTATATGCGCCGTTACCTTTGTATTTAAAACCTTGTTCTTCAAATACATTCTCAATCTCTACAAACGAAGTGCTGTCATTGTTCTTTATATATTCTAAAATGATTTGTTTCATTCTATTTCTATTCATGTTACTCTCGTCCTCCAATCTATCCAGTTACTAAAGCAACCACGTTAGATACTAAAAACCACTGAATTTATGTTTTTCAATAACCACTGTAAACACAGTGATGTCAATACATACAGGCTGTTGGTTACTGAGTTACTGAAAATTCACGGTATTATATATATAATCTTTTATTACCTTAATTCTCTATTATACATTTCTACTAAAAAGAAATAATTTATAGTAACTCAGTAACTTTTTGTCAAAAAGACTAATATGAAAGTAAAAATTGTGGTTACTGAATTCTAGAATTTTAGTATCTTTTAGTGACTTAAACGTTTTTTAGTAACTTTAGTATCTTAGGCAATTTTGTATAACTGCAAGTCTCTTCCGATTATGTGCAACTGAAATTTACAGCTATGCAACTCGTTTTAAATTTTCCAGTTGCAATTTTTTTCTTACTGTCACAAGGGGTTAATCCACTTTTGCAACTATGCAACCGAAATCACACAAATTAGTTTATATAATTTTTGATACTATTTCTTATTTATATTTTGGTTATTTACTTTTCTGCTAATAAGTTATAGATTTTGAGTTGCTCGGTTGCATAAACACGCTAACCCCTTGATACAAGTGTGGTTATAGGTGCAACCCGTTTTAAAATTTTCGGTTGCATTCGGTTGCATTCGGTTGCACCTATATTGCTTTTAGCTTCACCTTTTCATACGATTTATAGTTTTTTCCACTTTCAATAGGTTCAATGTAATTTCTATTGTCATTAAAGTTGTATATCCTCTTAGCAAGTTCTTCATTGTCATATCTTCGCTGTGCATCAGTTTTCCAATAATTCTCTAAATAATGTTCAAATTGTTTATAAAACTTGTTTGAACTCAATGCATTATAGCCATTTTCATCACAATATTCTTTATAAAATGCGTATACAATATATTTCGGCACTTTTCTAATAGTCCATTGATCAAACATATTTACTTTAAACCCATAAACTGGATCGTTATCTTCTTTAAATACTTCAAGCATTTTTTCAGATGCATCAGGAATGTCAAAAGTTTCAAAATCTAAATTAATTGCTTTATAAAGCACATACTCTAGCACTTGCGGATTTTTTATATAGTCTTCTTTGATTTTAAAATTCTCTTTAATGCCATTAAAATTGGCATTAAACGGTACTATCAATAACCTTCTTAAAGTCCCGCCTGTTTTGTCTTTAAATTTAGGCATTCCATTCGTTGATTGAATAACTGTACACTTAAAAGTCGCTCTATATAAGGGTTTATTTTTAAACTCAACCAACACTGGATCGCCAGTAACTACACTTTTAAAGTTTGAAGAATCATCGACATACACACCAACTGGTACATCGTCGCCAATTACTGCTGTCTTGCCCTCTAACACACTCAATTTAAAACGTTCATCAAACTCATTCACTTTTAAGCTAGCAATATTGCTATAACCTATTACATTAGACAATAATTCTTGAAATGTACCTTTACCATTGTTACCATTACCAACCAAAAATATTGCTTTTTTACGTGTGTAGTTTCCATTCATTGAGTCATTAATTACTTGCCACAATAATTTAACAACCTGATTATCATTACAAGCTATTTCTTCTATCCACCGATCTATATTCCAGCCATTTATTTCAGGTACTATATCTTGCCTTACATACGATGTATCTATTTTAGTGGTAAATATATAATCAGGTGTAAATGATTCTAGTTGCTTCGTTTTACGGTTAAATACACCATTTTTAACTGGTATTAAGTATGGTGAGTTAGTTTTCTCTTTTATATCTACCATATTGGTTAAATGATAAATAACTTCATCAGCTTTATTACTATTATGTTTGGGCTCTAAATAGGAAATTACTCGTTTTATAATTGTAGTGTTCTGTGTATATATCCCTTCATCAAATTGATACATAGCTAACTTAGTATTTTCTTCATCAT